CTCGACAATCTGCTCGCCGTGCGTCTTGATCAGGTCATCGCCGCGCACGCCGCCGGTCATCAACGCGGCGGCTTCCAGCACCTTCGGACCGTTGGCCGTGCCGCCGGTGTGCGCCGCCGGAGCGGCGGGCCGCGAGGCGCGCAGCACCTCCAGTTCGGTGCTCTTGACATCCCAACCTTCCTCGATGGCTTTGGCCTCGATGTCCGGGAATTTGCCGTCGGTGATCTTGCGGATGGCGGCGATTCGCTTGCTCTCGGCGGCCGCCTGGGCGCGCATGTCCTTAACCAGGTCGTCACCGGCCCCGGGGGCGGACGGGGCCTCCTTGCCCTCGTCCGCCCGCGCCTGGACCTCCGTGTCCTGCCCCTTGTCGGTGATGTCCATCGTTGCTTCCTTGCCGTCCATGATCTGAGGCTCCTTGTCCTGGGCCGCAATACGGGCGGTGGTGCCCGGATCGGCCGCGCTGTCGACGAAACTGATCTCCTTGAGCACCGCCCGACGCACCACATGCACGGGGCCGGTGAACTGCTGCTTGTTGACGTTGACCGTGGCACCGGCGGGGATGAACTCCGCCTTGATCACCGCCGCGCCGATGGAGGCCTGCCAGGGGAAGCCGTTGGCACCGCTTCGCGCCACATCTCGCGCCCAGGAGGTGTCGCGGCTGATCAAACCTTCGGCCACGAGTTGGCCACCCTCGACACTGACCCGCTGGGTATGGCCCACGCCCTGGCGGCGCTCGTGGTCCAGCCGGATCGGCAGGTTCTGTGACGGGATGTCCAAGCCCGCCAGGTCCACTACGACCGGGTGCGGAAACCCGGCGATCCGCATCAAGCCGCCGGTGTAGGCCACCATGCGGAACTGCGGCAGAGCGCCATCGCCGTCGGCGGCTTGGATCGTCAGTGGTCCGCGCATGGTCACGAACTCAGGCTGCTTGTCGTTGGTCTTCGACATCCGTGTCGTCCTCCTCTTGGGATTGCGGTTCCTGCGTAGGTTGAGCCTGGGCTTCGGACAGGCCCAGTTCCTTCATCAACTGCTTTTCCTTGGCCCGCTGGCGCAGCTCGGTCTCCCAGTCCTTGCCCTGGCGGGCGTATTCGTAGGCCAGCGTGGTGGTGTGATTGGCCAGGCGCTGGGCCTGGGCGCTGGCTTCCTTGGCCGGATCGACATGTTCGGTGCCGTCCCAGAACCACTGGTGTTCCAGCGATGCGACACCGGCCAGGAAGGAGAAGTCGGCCAGCAGACGGGCTTCGGTCAGCCAGGCGTTCAGCAGCGGATCGAGCACGACGCTGTTGCAGTCGGCCTGCTCGATGCGGATGCTCTTGTAGTAGGTCTGATGATCGAGGCGACCGGAGGCGTAGTTGTAGCCCGACGAGTTGCCTGCCGCGACGTTGAACGGCATGTTCAGGCAGCGGGCGATCTCGTTGAGCAGTTCGCGTTTGAACTCGCTGTAGGTCGTGCCGGGCTGCTCGGCCTTAATCTGCCCGAGCTTCCATCCGTCTGGCAACACCGTCGCCATATGCTTCTCGAGCTCGACGATGTCCATTGGCTCAACCGCCGCCGCTTCACCGTTGGCCGGAGCGTCGGTGAAGAGCACCGCCGCGAAGTCCGCCGCCGTCTCGGCCGCCCCTAGCACCGCCAGCGTGTAGCGCCGCAACTGGGCAAACAGCGGCAAGGCGGGCGTGATCTCCGGGACGCCTCGGTGCTGACCAGGCCGATCCGCACGGAACCAATGAATCATCGCCTCGGCGGGCACGCGGTCGTAACCATCCAGCGCCGGCGCAAAACCCGCCTGGCCCGGATGACGCCGCAGCACCAGGTAACGAACCGGGTTGCCATAGCGGTCGAACTGGATGCCGTCCACGGCATCGTCGATCAGGATGCGGGCATCGGGGTTGGCCACGCGGTCGGCCTCGATCAGTTGCAGATCCAGCTTGATCGGGCTGCGGAGTTTCGGGTTGGCCGTGAGCATACCGAACACCTCGCCGTCCACGGCCTTGGCCATCCGCATGAGCCGCAGCTTGGCCGGCAGGCGGATTTCCGCTGCCCAGGCGGCAAAGGCGGTCTCGATCAGATCGTTGGCTTCGGCGTCCTCGGTGAGCAGTTGCAGACGCGGGCCGGTGCCGACGCAGTCGTTGGCCAGCGTGAGCACGATGCCCCGCGCGTAGCTGTTGTTGGCGACCTCGTACCGGCTACGGTTGCGAAGCGTCTGTCGCACGTCGGGCGACGCAGCCGCGTCGGCGGAGAGGCCGTCGGCATTGGCCCAGTGCCGTACGTTGTCGGCGTTGGTCGCCGCCGCGTCGTACTTGGCCCGAATGACTCGGGTGAAAGAACGGGCCTTGCGGGTTGTCTTGTTGCCGAACGGCCACATCACGCTGCCCCCGGAGGAGAGAGTTTGACCAGCTTGACGCCCAGGCCCTTGCCTGAAATCGCCTGTTTGCTGGCCAGGTGCTTGTCGGCCGCGATCTGCTCAGCCAGCGAGTGCTGCTCGATGCTGCCCGAATCGCCAGTCGCCTTCTTCGGCCCGGCGGCGTTGTCGCGGATCGCGTTGTCGAGGTTCTCAGCCACGTAAGTCTCCGATGGCGAGCCGTGCAGGGTCGCCTTCAGTTACTTACCCCGTGGAATCGAGAACTGGCGGTGAGTCAGAGATGAATCAGCAGATTGTTACGCATGTAGAACATGACGGCGGCGATTGAGGCTACCGAGCCATCGCGGTGGTCTGCTCATAGGTCGTCACGCGCCGCCCGCAATGCCTGCACATGCGGCGGCGCAGCAAGCGGCCACCCCAGGCACGCCGGGTGTAGAGCACACGAAAGTGCATGCATCCGCAGTCGGGGCATTCCAGACCGCGCTTGGACGCGGGCTCCCTGTTGTTGGCTGGCTTGACCATCTACCGCCTGCTCCTTTGCAGTTCAGACAACCGCATACGCTGCCGAACCGGCGCGGCCTTGACGTCCGTGCCCGGCAACACCGCGCCCTGGATCGAGGCAGCCACGGCACAACCGACCAGACAGTCGAACCAGTGGTTGTCCGGCCCACCTGCGCGAATCTTCCACTCATCCACCACGCGACCCCGGGCTTCGGTTTTCACGCGGTATTCCGCCGTGAGATGCTCAGCCAGGAGTTGATGCTCGGCGGGCTTTCGACCGAACAATGACAGGCTGCCGGGATCACCAATCGCAACAGCCAGGCGTGCATGAACAAAACTCTTCCAGTAGTTGGTGTCGATCACGACGTGCCTCACCTGGCGGCGGCCCTGCACGTTCGGGATGCGCCAGTGGTGCCCGACCCGTTCACCGGTCTTGCGCTTGTACTCGCTGAACGGGATGCTGGACGCCCCGACATACCGCCCGTGACTCGGCATGATCAATCCAGCGTGGGCGCTCTGGCGGCAGAATTGGTAGACCACGTCGGTGGACTGGCCCCAGTTGGCGTCGATGAGGCAGCGCTCGATTCGCATCTCGGCCCCGTCGTCCCGCCGCCAGCGCCGGGTGAGATATTCGCCCGTGAGTTTCTCCAGGCCGGCGTAGATCGCACCCTCCAGTCCCGCACCAGGAGCCACGCGAGCGAGCGTCTTCTGCGCTTCGCGCAGAGTGAAGATGGGACGCTGCTGGTCGGGATATGTGCCGTAATCGACGACGTAGCCTGTAAAGTCGTCCTCCCAGGCGACCACCGCGTGAAAAAGCAGCTTGGCCTGCACGTCGATGAACATCGTCAGGTGACTGGCCCCCAGCGGGATCACGCCCCGGGGATGCCCGTTGGTCTTGGCAGCAATCGCTTCGGCGGTGAGCTGATCGGAATCGCCCTCGTCCTGAGGCAAGGGTTCGTTCTGGTACTCAGCCCAGAAGGCCCGTTCGTCCTGCAAACGCAGGTTCATCGCGTGCTGGATCGCGGACAGCTCATCGGCGTTGTACCGCTCGGGCCAGGCAATCACCGCGCCCGCATCCATCTCTTTTTGGTGCTGGCGGTAGAACTCCGTGGCCTCACGGCCGTCGCCGTCATTGCGGAAGCTGTCGGCGCGAATCTGGGCGTATTTGTCCCAGAGCTTCTCGTTGGTCGGGAAGGCATAGACCAGCTTGGTGCGCTCGCCTTGCCAGGCCGGGTGCTTGTCGCGGTCGAGAATCTGGTCGGCCATGTCGCCGGGGCGGATGACCGTGCAGGGCATGATGCCACTGATTTTCTGTCCCGGTCCGGCCAGGTTGAGGATCGCGCCATTGAGCGTCTCCAGACGGGCACGGACCTGCTGGTCGCTGCGCGCCGACTCGTCGGTCTGCGGATCGTCGAGCACCACCAATGACGGGCGCACCGCTCGGCCGTCGGCACGCTTGAACTTCATGCCGCGAATGCGGCTCTCGATGCCGGCCACGCGGATGATCGCGCCCGAGGCACGGCTGCCTTCGATGGTCGGCAGCACGATCTCGTCGGCGGTCCAGACGATGCGCGTTGGCTTGCCGTCATAGAGCTGGCCCTTGGCGCGGTTGTGAATGCGCTCCAGGGCGCGGATGGGATAGACGACCTCCGGATAGTCCTCCAGCAGGTGGTTGTTGGTCTCGAATTCGACCTTGATGCTTTCGAGCATGCTGCGGGCGTGCCCGGCGTCCGAACCGATCAGGCAGACAAACTCTCGCGCCCCGGTGAGCATGGCCCAGATACAGGCCGTCTCGGCCAGCGTGGTCTTGCCGCTGCCGCGCGGCATGGCCATCGCAAAGAGTCCGCCGCGCAGCACGGCCGTTTCGATCTTGGCGATCACCTTCAGGTGATCCTGCGACCACGGCAGGCTGAAGGTCTCCGGGAAATACGTCTCGCAAAAGAACCGAAAATCCATCGCCGCGCGCGCCTTGCGCTGCGGATTGACCACGGACGGTATCTCGCCGATGTCGCGACCGATGGCCGACAGCTCGGCATTGCGGGCACGGGCCGCCTCCTTCATCGCCTCGTAATCGAGGGGCGGTTTGGTCGGCTCGGGGTTATGGCGCGACCAGACCAGCCACGCCGTGTAGCGCAGCAGATCGACGTGCTTCTCGTCGCCGATTCGATAGCCAGCCCGGTTGCGGTGCCGACGCAGCTGCCGCTCGCTGATGCAGTAGCCCAGCGGCGTGGAGTTCAGCATCCGCGTGAGAATCGACGGGCGCAGTTGCCGAACGTCAATCGCCATGAGCCGCCTCCTTCGCCAGCCAGGCAGCGTAGTGGATCAGGTTCAGCGTGCCGTCTGCGTTGGTGGGCGCGCCCGCCTCGATGTCGGCGCGGACCATCGCCTCGGTGATCCGTCGGCTGCCGGCAGCGGCGAGGATTTTTGCCGCCTGGGCAGGCGTCAGGGCCGTAATTTTGGGCGTTTGGTCGGTCATAGCTCTAGCCCTGTGGCCAGCTTACAAGAATCTCTAAGTTCTGTACCCATAAGGGGTTAATTGCCTTGATCTCCTGGCGAAAGCATGGCTGAATGTGGCTGTTGAAACGAACGTAACGCCAGTAGCCACAAGGAGATAGGCCATGCGGAAGCAGCGTAGAACGCACGCGA